CGAAAGCATACCATTCAACACCGACAATAAGTCAACAAGCAGTACAAGCACCCAACATAACGCTACAGCCCAACTGCAAAATGCCAAGAAGAAACGGCAACGGCGGCCAAAACGGCGCCAATCGAAGAAGTAATGCTTCCACCACACAGAACCGCCAAACTGGAGGTAACGGTTCTGTGAAATCCAAGAACTCTCGTTCTGGTAATTCAATCACCAAGAGACTGGAGCCCATGCAAAACAATGGGGGACTCCAGAACCTCAATGCCAACTACCGCAAGGTCTATAGCAAAGTCGACACGTTAGTCGGCTCTGACTATTTCGGCCCAGTAGTAGTCAAGGCTCTCACAACCACCGCTAGCGATAAAATTCTGGCAACCATCCCTATCACACCATCTGCGTATGAAGGTACACGGATTACCCAACTTTCCAATCTCTGGGAGCGTTATCGTTTCAAGAGGTTCAATTTGAGGTACGTATCGGCAGTGCCAAACACCTTAGCATGCCAGCTGGTGTTGTATATAGATACAGACCCAACTGATGATCCATCCGGCATCACAAATGCAGACGTTCTAATACGACAGGCGATAGCTCAAACTGGCGCCCAGCAATGGAACTTCAACATGTCCAAGACCACACCCTTAGCACTTCGCAATGACGACCAGATGTACTATACCGGTGTAGACAAACAAAATGAACGCTTCACAAGAATGGGTACCGCTTACATCATCCAAATCACAGACCCCATCAACTTTAACGGCTCACCAGTCACCACTGATCTCCAAGCTGGCTCCCTTTTTATAGACTGGGAATGCTGCTTCCAGATTCCGCAAATCAATCCGGTGGCCGCCTTACCCTCTCCAGCTGGTGTCTACGATGTGACCGATCATACCCAAGGCTCAACCTTCAAAGCAACTGGACTCATACCAGGAGCTAAATATAGGGTGTCAAGTTCGTTCGAGAACGCATCTGACACTGAGATAACCTTGAGGCTCAACAACACGGTCTTCTACATTAAGGCAGCATCCAGCGTCGGAGTCACTAGTTTCCCCTTCATAGCTGATAGCGAAGGCAACATTGACTTTGAGTGGACGGATGGAGGACCATTTGATATATCACCCACCTATTATCGCTTATTACTAACCCTTGACACTGACTACGAAATTCAAGTAGTCTGATTGAACCCCAAAACATTAGTTCCCCAAACGACTATAGCTCCTCTATAGCTGTTTTTCACCAAGAC